TCAGACGAGCAGCGGCCGGAGGGCGGACCACTGGTCCAGGGCGGCAGCCAGGTGCGGGTCTCGGATGCGGGAGCGGTGCTGCTCGGCTGCTCGGATGAGCCCGTTTGCGCGGCGGGAGCGCAGCAGCTCCGGGCGGGAGTGCGAGCGGAGGTCAGCGCTCCGTGCCAGGTCGTCGTGGGTTCCCGGGATCGCGGTGAGGCACTCTCGGACCAAGGTGTCCGCATCGGGGATCCCGGCTCCAGCGGGCAGCGGCGCATATCGGTTGTGAAGCGTTGCGACGAACCAGGCGCGCCTCTGCACCGTGTCGAGAGTAGTAAAAACGCCCTGACTCTCACTCTGCTCGATGAGCCAGAGCTTGAGGGTGATCCACCTGTCCCAAGGTCCGGTCTCCTGAGCCATGCCGGCGTCGATCGACTGCAGGTAGTACAGCCACCAGTTGGGGCGTTCCTCGGCTTGGGCGGGCTGCCGGCGTATCAGCCAGTCGAGCCGGGCCTCGTTGGAGAGCAGAACAAGGTAGTTGAGGCGGTCGCGGGTGGCCCGGCGCGCACGAGGCGCGCTGCGCACAGCAGCGAGGCCGGGCGGGAGCGGGGCGCTGATCTGGTACAGCGGCAGTTCATCGGGGTTGAAGGTCGCCACCTCGGGACAGGAGCCGAGCAGGACGGTGGTCTGACTGTCGGGCTGCCAGAACTCTCGCAACTGCGGGTCGGTAGCGGGGATCTCCTGAAGTGGCCAGCCCTCGGATTCCAGCAGTGCACGGACTCGGCCGAACGGCGCCGCCGTTGCCGGGAAGGCCCCGTAAGCGCGCTGTAGTACGGGATTGACCACCGCGGACCCGGCTGTCTCCAGACGGTGGACCTGGATGGTGAACCGAAGACCGAACCAAGGCATGTCGGCGGCGGTCCGCTCCCAGGTGAATTCCACCAGCCCGAAGTCCCGCAGCAGCACGCCGCGAGCACGCTGCTCGCCGAAATCGGCGCCCAGCACCATCGTGACCTGGTCGGGGGTGCAGGACGAGTCGAGACCCAGGATCGTGCCGGTGGACAGCACGTCCGCGTAGAATTCAAGATCACTCACCGGTTGCTCCTCGCGCCTGGTTTTGCACGGTCTTCAGTTGGACCATGGGAAAACGTGTTGGGGGCAACCCCTCACGAGTTCGAATCTCGTATCCTCCGCCAGCACCACACAGGGGCTGACCTGCGAAGACAGGTCAGCCCCTCGTGTTTTCCCAGGTGAAATTACAGCACCGTGTCAGCACGGACCGGGGTAGGTTCCTCGCATGGCATCCATTCGCATTCGCGAACGCAAAGACGGCGGCACCACGTACACGGTCACCTGGCGTGACGGCGGCGCCCGCACAGGCAAGCAGGACTCCGAGAAGTTCGACGACATGGACAGCGCCAAGGACTTCCGCGACCTGGTGAACGGGTACGGCGAGCAGTGGCCGCCCGGGTGGGTCAAGGGCAAGGGGTTCGTCGAGCAGAAGTCGGCCGAGCCCGAGCCCGAGATCGACCCCGAGACGATGTTCGAGGTGTTCGCGCTCAAGTACGTGGACCTGCTGACCGGTGTTCAGGGCGGCAGCAAGGCGAAGTACCGGCAGATGGTCGTCTGCAACATGGTCCCGTGGTTCCGCGACTTCTCGGTCGCCGACGGGGAGTTGTCCATCACCGGCGACGCGATCAAGCTGTGGGTCAACGACCTCGAAGAGGGTCGGTGGGGGCCGTACCCGCCCGAGAAGGCGCGCAAGCGCCGCAAGTACCGGGCGAAGACCGTCCGGGACAACCACGGGTTGCTGTCGGGCATCCTCAAGTCCGCTGTCCTGAAGGGCAAGCGTGCCACCAACCCGTGCGTGGAGACTCGGTTGCCGCGGCCGGACGACACCGACGCCGACGAGATGTGCTTTCTGGAGCACTGGGAGTACGCCATCGTCCACCGGCACCTGAAGCCGGACGCCGCCGACATCGTGGAGCTCGCGGCCGGGACCGGCCTGCGGTGGGGCGAGTTGACCGCCCTGCAGAAGCAGGACATCGTGCGCCGCGGCGGCCGGCCCGCGCTGCGGGTCCAGCGGACGTGGAAGCTCGGCGAGGACGGCTCGCGGTACACGGGGCCGCCGAAGACGAAGAAGTCCCGGCGCACCATCGTGCTGACGCCCCGCCTGAGCGCGATCGTCCAGCGAGCCGCCCGGGGCAAGGCGGCGGACGCGCTGCTGTTCACGGCACCCGAGGGCGGCGCGTGGCTGCCGGCGACGTTCCGGCGTCAGCGGTGGCTGCCAGCGATCGAGAAGGCGCAGGAAGACGGGCTGACCAAGACCCCGCGCGTTCACGACCTGCGCCACACGCACGCCTCGTGGATGATCGCCGCCAAGGTGCCGTTGCCCGCGATCCAGGCCCGGTTGGGCCACGAGTCGATTCAGACCACCGTGGACCGGTACGGGCACCTGCTCGACATCCTCGACGACGAGGTGATCGCCGCCGTGGACCACGCGTTCACCCTGACCCAGGTCGCTCCCCCTGCCGATGTCCTGCTCGGCCGTGAGGATGTCGCCGCGGCAGCCTGACCCCCGGGCAGCACAGCGCCCCCGGACCGATCGGTCCGGGGGCGCTGGCGCGTGCACTTACGCAGCAGGCAGGGCGAGGGGCTCACCCTTGATCAGGCTCTCGATCTGACCGGCCAGCACATCCGCCGCCCGGTCGGCATCGACCCCGCCAGCCATCCATGCCCGGATGTCCGCGGTGTGCCGCGCCAGGTGTTCGGCCGAGACGATCCGGGGGTCTCCCACGATCACGATCCGGCTGTAGAAGACCACCAGCATGAGCGGAACCCCGTCGTCGAGTTCCGTCAGCTCGTGGGTGACTGTGTCTACGAATCCCCCTCGTCCGGGCAGCACACGGCCAGCCCCGGCGCTGCGCCACCTGCCCAAAAGCCTGTTCGACCTTACGCCCGCGTTAACGGTCCGTGCCAGGACGATCTGATCTTGCAAATGGGCGTGTATGGGGTCTAACTAGGACGCATCCGACGAAGAGTCGTTCAACCTTGTACCGAGTGCCTCGATCACCGCGCGGGCCCGTGACAGCTCCGCCGGCTCCATGCCCTCAAGATGCCCGAGGATCACCCGCACGTCCTCGGGAAGCCCGGACATCTCGCTCCCCGTGTACTGCAGCCACTGCTCGGCCGCGGCCCGCTGAACCTTGGGAAGCGGCAGCCCGAACCCGGCAGCCAGGGCCCGCAGGACTCGCGCCTCCGGCGCCCGCGTCATCTTCCCCGTGGCCAGCTTGTGAACCGTCGAGGCGCTGATCGCTTCGCCGCCCTCCGGGTCGATCGCCCGATCCGCAGCCGCCTGGTAGCTCAAACCCTGCTGCTCAAGCGCGGCGCGCACCATCTGCGTCAGGGCATCGCTGCTCGCTGTGCCGTTGGACATCCCCGGTTCCCTTCGCACGCTTCCCCCGGCGCCCTACGACGGCCCCGAGGTACTGACGGCGGGGGTCTAGACAACTCCCGTCGCGTTCGCGAACGAGGCTAACAGTCAACAACAGGCAATAACTACATCAGTACAGGCCAGATCTTGTGGCGAACACGCCACCCTTCCCCGACATATGCCAGAAGCCCCTATCCCGAGACACGTGCCAAAAGCATTCGCATTCGCGAATGCAGACATGTAGCGTCACGAAGGCGAACGGAAGTGGCACGAACGGACGTGAAGGAGGGTGTATGGCCCTGCTCGACTACGCCGGCGCCGCCGAGGAACTGGACCTTCCCGAGACGTGGCTGCGGCGGAACATCAAGCGGATTCCCCACCAGAAGTACGGCAAGTACGTCCGATTCGGACCCGAGCACCTGCAGGCGATCCGGGCCATGCACGAGGTGGTGCCAACCGGCCGGCCCGCGAGCGGTCCGACCGGCCTCGTCCCGCGGGGTGCCCGATGACCCGCGACCGCGCCGGGGATATCCGGATCACGGCCGAGCCCGACCTCGTCGAGGCCGTCCTCGCCGCGCTCCGGTCCTCCTCTACTCTCACCGTCGCCCGGGTCTCCCGAAGCATCCCGGAGGCCAACGGCCGCCAGCGTCTGTATGTGCGGGTCCGATGATCCGCGCCCACCTGCACCCCGACCGCCACACCGTGCGGCTCGACGCCACCGACGCGGCCGAGCGGCTGCTCGACGTGGTCGCCCTGGCGTTCGTCGCCGACGAGCAGGGCATCGGCGACCTGCTGCGCGAGCTGGCCGGCGCCGCCGACCGCCACCGCTCGGCCCGGACCGATCCGCGGGCGAGCGACTACGAACGCGACTACGCCGCCGCCGCGTTGGACGCCTTTCGCGAGGACGCACGCGGCGGAATCCGGCGGACGTTGGAGCAGCGCCGCACCGACCTGGTCAAGGCGCTACCCGCCATCGACGGCCTGCTCGCCGTGGATCTGACCTGGCGCTCGGCCGTGACCCTTGCCGACCGGCTGCGCGACCTTGCGGCGCGCACGGTCGCCGGCCGCCGCTCTATCGAACTGGAGTGCGAGACGTGAGTCGAGTCGGTGTTCCCGGCGCGCCGGCGGCGCGGTCGGACGTGCTGTTCCTGGCCGCCGCCCGCGCGGCCACCACCGCCGAGGAGGTGCGGGAGGTCTGGCGACAGGCGAAGGCGGCCGGTCAGCCGCAGTGGTACCTCGATCAGGTCGCCGCGGTCGGCCGCGGCAAGCCCGGCGCCCGGCCGGCCGGACTGTCGGCGGGTGCGGCATGAGGCGGCCCCGGGTGTGCGGGCTCGACCTGTCGCTGACTGGGTCCGGCGTGGCCGGCGCCGACTGGGCGCGGACCGTGGGCAGCAGCGGACGCCGGGACGACTCGTTCCTCGCCCGCCGGACGCGACTGCACCGGCTCGCCGGCGGCGTGGTCGCCCTGGTCGGCACGTGCGATCTCGCCGTGATCGAGGGCCCGGCCTACTCCCGCACCACCGGTTCGGTCTGGGACCGCGCCGGTCTGTGGTGGCTGGTGGTGGACGCCCTGATGCGCCGCGATGTGCCGGTCGCGGTGGTCGCCCCGACCGCGCGGGCGAAGTACGCCACAGGCAGGGGCAACGCGTCCAAGTCGGCGGTGGTCGCCGCGGTGCGCCGTACCTACCGGGTGCCGGTCGCCGACGACAACCAGGCCGATGCCTTCGTGCTGGTCGCCATGGGGCACGACTGGCTCGGCGAGCCGCTGGTCGAGGTGCCCGCCGGTCAGCGGTGCGCGCTGGACCACGTCGCGTGGCCTGACCGGTTCGGCCCCGCGCAGCTCGCCCTCGACGGCGGCGCCGTGCCCTACCTCGACACCGTCGAACCGGTCCGCAGGCCGCGCCGCTCGGCACCGCCGTCCGTCTCGCACGACGTGGAGCCGAGCCCGGGGCAGCTCGATGCGCTGGAGGTGCTCGGGTGACCACCGATCTCCGGATCGGGTCGCTGTGCACCGGCTACGGCGGTCTCGACATGGGCGTGCAGCGGGTGCTCGGCGGGTCGGTGGTCTGGCACTCCGACATCGACCCGGGCGCACGGCGCATCCTTCACCACCACTGGCCCGACACTCCCAATTTCGGCGACCTGACGGTCGTGGACTGGGCGGCGGTCGAGCCGATCGACATCCTTACCGGCGGGTACCCGTGCCAGCCGTTCAGCACGGCGGGACGCCGGAAGGGAACCGAGGATGATCGGCACATCTGGCCGTACATCGCCCATGCCCTTGGGGTACTACGACCCCGACTCGCACTCTTTGAGAACGTCTCAGGGCACCTTTCCCTGGGATTCGACACCGTCCTCGCCGACCTTGCCCGCCTCGGGTGGGATGCGGAGTGGGTGTGTGTACGCGCGTCCGATGTCGGCGCGGCCCACCAGCGCCGGCGCCTGTTCATCCTGGCGTGGCCTGCTGCCGACGCCGACCGCGACGTTCATCCAGGACGTGATCACACCCGAGCGGTGGCTCGCCCGGCGCGCCCGGATGCGCGAACGGCATGGCGGCACAAGCGAGATGGGGTTGCCGCTCGGGCTCGCGGTGCGGCTGCTGCCGAGCCCGACGGCATCGGAGCACACCGGCCCCGCGCACACCGGGGAAGGCGGGCTGAACCTGCGCACCATGATCGCCATGTTGCCGACCCCGCGCGCGAGCGACGGGAGCAAGGGCAGCCCGAACCAGCACGGGAGCAAGGGGGACTTGACCCTGTCGTCGGCGGCGTACCGGATTGGGGAGCCTACGGCCCGGCGGTCGCGACGTGGGAGGAGTTCACCCGCCCCGCACCCCGGCCAACTGACGATCGAGGACGCCTGAGCCCTCGGTTCGTCGAGTGGTTGATGGGCCTGCCCGACGGCCATGTGACCGCCGTTCCGGGCCTCAGCCGGGCTGCCCAGCTGCACGCGCTCGGCAACGGTGTGGTGCCCCAACAGGCCGAGCACGCACTGCGGTTGCTGCTCGACCGCGCCACGCTCGCCGCCCCGTCCCCCCGACCATGTCCGGCCGCCACGCCCCGAAGCCGTGCCCGCGCCGCCCGCAACTCGCACAGGGAGAACGCCAGATGAGCCATTCCGCCCGTGACTGGGTCTGGGAGCGGTCCCGGGCGCGCGGCACCGCGCGCCTGGTGATGCTCTCGCTGGCCGACCACGTCACCGGCCCCGAGTGCCTGGCCTACGGCAGCACCACCTCGCTGGCCGAGCGCACCGGCGCGGGCCGGCGAACGGTGGTGACCGCCGTTGACCGGGCGATCGAGCTCGGCGAGCTGGAGATCGTCCGGGGCCGCACCGGGCCGCGCGGCGAACGGGTCTACCGGCTGCCCCTGGCGGTCGGCTGGACCCCCGGCACGGTCCCGACCGGCGGCGCCGCCGATCCCGCCGGCGTGGTCGAGGGGTGCGAGATCTGCACCACGGGTGGTGCGGATTCGGCACAGCACCGGTGCGAGAACCGCACCACCGATGGTGCGGAAACGGCACCACGCGCGGCCGAAGCCTGCGGGAACTGCACCACCGGGGGTGCCGAATTCGCCGGTCAACGGTGCAGCAACTGCACCACCGGTAGTGCCGAAACCGCACCCCAGAACAGGAGAGAACAGAAAGGAAAGGGAACTGAAAGGGAGCAGCGCACGGGCGCGCGCGAGCACACCGCCGCCTCTGCTGCCCGCTTCACTCTGCCCGCCGACTGGCAGCCCGACGACGCCCTGATCGGCTGGGCCGGCGTCACCGGGCACCTGCAGCGGCTCGGCATCGACGGCATCGACCGGGCCACCGCCAAGTGGCTGGCTCACCGAGCCGCGGCGCCGGCCCGCACCGCCGAGCAGTGGCGCAGCGACTGGCAGCACTGGATTTCCCGCGAGCGGGCCACGCCGCCGCTCCACGTCGTACCCGGCAGCGGCACGGCCGGAGGAACGTCGCGGACCGCCCGCAACTCGGAGCTGTTGCAGGCGGCGCTCGCCGAACTCAACTCACGAGGGGGGAACGCAGGATGATGCCGAACGAGGTCGCCGCGCTGCTGGCCTACGTGGCCGAGCTCGACCCACGCACCGCCAACAGCAACCAGGCCGAAGCCGCCGAGCAGCTGCGCCGCTGGTGCGAACTGCTGCGCGACGTCCCGGCCATCGCGCCGGACGGTTGGGACGCCGCCGCCGTGGTGCGCCGCCACGTGGCCGAGAGCCCGTTCCCGATCCTGGCCGTCGATGTCACCCGCCCGTGGGCCGCCCACCGCCGGGCGCTGCTCGCCCGGCACACCGACCCCACCCCGGCAGTCGATCCCGACGACGTCGCCGGCTGGCAGGCCGCGATCCGGGCGCAGCGCGACGCGGTCGCCACCGGGCAGGCAGCGCCAACCGCGTCCCGCGAGGTGACCAGCGGCGACCCACACCCGGCGATCGTCGCCCGGATCGCCGCTGCCGGCAGCCCGGTCCCGGCGGAAGCCGCCGACGCGCTTCGCCCCTACCGCCCGGCGAAGGCCGCCCGGGAAGCCGCGAGCGAGCAGGGCCGATCGGACGACCTGTCCGTCGCGTGCACCTGGTGCCGGGCTCCGGTCGGCGAGCAGTGCCGGCGCCGCACCAACCGCGGGCCCAACCGCGCCGGGAGCTGGCACCGGCGCGCGACCGTCCACCCCAGCCGCCGAGAGGCCGCCCAGGCCCGGCGCGATCGACAGGAGAGTGCCGCATGACCCCACGCCACCGCCGCCGCGCCCGCACCGGCACCACCCACAACCAGACCGCCTACCGGCTCACCGCGGCGTGGCCGTCCACCACCCAGCCGACGCGGTTCCAGACCACCGACCGGCGCCGCCTCGACAAGGTCGCCCGGCAGCTGGCCGGGGCCGGCGCCACCGTGGACATCGAGGAGCACGCCGGCCACGGCGCCTGGACCGCCGTACGCCGCCTGGAGCCGACCCGGGCGCGCCAGCCGCGCACTACGGCCGCCGAGCCGCAGCACGTCGAGCCGAAATCGCGGCTCGACGACGTCGAACGGCTGATGAGCCGACCGCCGATCCCGCGCGACGGTGGCAAGCCAGCCGCGCGCACCGTCGCCCACGGCCGGGGCATCCGATGAGCGCCCCGGACCGCGCGGACGTCACCGTGCTGCTGCACCTGGTCGAGCGGGCCGAGCGCGGCAGCCTGCTGCCGGCCGAAGCCGCCATCCTGCGCGCCGGAATCTGCGATCTCGCGGTCTACCGGGAGTGGTGCGCTGAGTGGGCCCGGATCGCCGCCGATGGCCGGCGCCGGATGCACGTGATGCGCCGGGCCCTGCGCCGAGCGGTCGCCAGGGCCAAGCGCGGCCGGCAGGCCGAGATCGAACTCGCCCACCTGCGTGCCGCCACCGCCGCCGAGCCCAAGCCCGACCCGCAGGCGTACGAGGCGCTGCTCGCCGCGCAGCTGATCGACGGCATGGCGCTCGCCCGCGCCGCGCGCCACCTCGAACCCGTCACCCACCGGACGGCGGCCCACTGACCGGCCTGGGCGCCCCCGTACGCCACAGAGGGGCGCCCAGGCCCACCAACCACGTTCCACCCGCACCAGACCGGAGAAGCGCACACGTGTACCAGCCCGCTGACCTCTATCGAGCCGCCGACCAGCTGCGCACCGTCCGCACCGAGTGGGCCGCGCTGCTGATCGCTATCGAGACCCCGCCAGCCGCCGCGTGGCCGCCGGCGCAGCTCTCCACCCACCTTGCCCAGCAGCAGGCGGCCGATGCCGACCTGCTCGTCGCCGACCGGGCCCCGTTGACGCTTCGCCAGCACCCGGCGCCTGCCAACCTGACCGCGCTCGACGCCGCCGTGCGCGTCGAGGCTCTGTTGTTCGACCTGTGCGACACCTTGGCCGCCGCCGGGCAGCGCGCGATCGGCCGTCGGCGCGTGTCGAGTCCCGGACGGCCGCCGGTGTGGGCAGACGACGAAGCCGATGCCGCCGACCCCCGTCGATGGCACTTCCGCAGCCCGACCGACCCGGGCAGCCGCCGCCACGGGCTCCACTTCGCCGCGTTGTGGGTCGAGGGCCGCCTGCTCGATGAGGACACCGCGCCCGAGCGGCACCTCGACGGCAGCACGGCAGTCGCGCTGTTCGCGCCGATGCCCGAGCACCTGCGGCACGAGACGATCCGGGTCGCGCGACAGTGCGAGCAGCTGGTGCTGCGGGCGCTGGAACTCGACGAGCGCGAGACACCCGTCGAGGGCCGTCCGTGCCCGTGGTGCGGTGGCGAGCTGATCCTGCACACCGCGCCCGACGAGGCGCCGCGGGTCACGTGCGGCACCGGGCCTGGCTGCCCGGCCCCCGTACCGCTCGACGACCGGCAGCGGCGCATGTGGAGCGTCACAGAACTGCTCGGTCTCGTGGCGGAACTGGGCAGCAGCACTGCTGCATAAGCGCGAGGTCGGGTCGCTCAGTCCCGCGAGACTGGTCGCTCGGCCGGACGCGTAGGCAGCATGGTGCCTGAGTTAGGGGTTTTGATCCTCAGGGGCGGCACCAGCCAGCATCTCAGCCCACTCGTGCTGGCTGGACTGTCCGCAGTGGAAGTCCTTGAGCCGGCTCACCAGCAGCTGCGGGAACGTGCGCAGGCATTGGTCGAGGGGGAGCGGCGACCACTGGACCGCAGTCGTCAGGAGCCTCTCAGGGTCGCTCACGACCTCCAAGAGGACGCCGTTGCGTTCCTGGGCCTTCTTCGCGAGCCAGTCCGACTCAAGATCAGCTTGGTTCGGCTCAACCGCCACGTAGAGCCCCTTGCCAATGCCCGCCGCCGCAAGTCGCTCGACGAACTGAAGGATCTCACTCTGACTAACGGACTTCTGCTTTGCCTCAGCGCTCAGGACCACGATCCTGTCGCCAGGGCCGGTTTCGACAGGCCCACCCGCCTCGAACAGTTCCGGCTGGGGTGCGGATTGACTAGGGGCCGGAATCTCGACGGCGACGTCACCCGGAACCTTCCGGCTGGGGTCGTTGATCGCGTCAGCGTAGACCATGCCTGGGTGCACGAGGTCAAGGCAGGCGGCGACCAGAGCTTGGCCTCGTCGGCCTCCCTCCCGGTTCGAGTTGATGAACTGCTTCGCGAGCGAGCCGAGCACGGGAAGTGGCAGCACGTCTGCGTCGATCGTCAGGACGGTGGCAGGGTTCCCGTCCTCGATGCGCGCCCGAAGGAAGGCCGCCAAGGCGTGGACAGCCGACTCGCCTTCGAGGAAGTCCACCGCCTCAAGACACTCGATCAAGTACTCAAGGTCGGCGCGACCAGGCTTGTTCTCGTCGATGAGCGTGTTGACGACCATCTTCTTTGCGAAGTACGGCTGGTTGTTCAAAGGCTCGGCGCCTGTGGTCCGAAGATCGATCTCATGCTCGACACAGAGCGGCACGAGTACGTTCTTCGCCACGCCGCGTGCCGAGTAGCCGCGGTGGACGCCGGTCTGGAGAGCCAGAGCGTTGACCTGCTTGTTCGTGGCCTTGGCTAGCAGCGCTGTCCCGAGGATCGGCGTGTTCGACTTGCTGATGGCCTTACTCACCCGCCGAGTGCGCTTGAGCCACTCGTCCGGCACCTCCTCTGCCGACTGGGCAAGCTCCAAGGCCTCAAGGAATATGGCCTTGGCCTGCGCGGGCGACACCGAGAGGACCTTCTTACCCCCGCTTTGAGCCATGACCGTACCCGCGCTCCTTGATCGACCAGAGGTGACGGTGACCAGGCTCGCACACGTGTGGCTACCTACGGTACTGGTTGTGTCAGGAGAGGTCGGCCGACGGACCGTCCGAGCAGGTCTGGTGCCGCGATGTCCGTCTCGTCTGGCACTCTGTTCTCTGTGACAAATCGTGGCATCGCAATCTCCCTGTTCTCTGGCGCTGGCGGACTCGACCTTGGGGTCGAGGCGGCCGGCTACGAGGTGCGCGCCGCCGTGGAGCGCGACCCAGACGCCGTGGCCACGATGGAGAAGAACTTCTCTCACCTGCAGACCGAAGTCATCCAGAAGGACATCCTGGAGACTCCCACCCGAGACCTCCTGCGTGCAGCGGGCCTCAAGGGCAAGGAGCGGCCGGACCTTCTGGTAGGTGGCCCTCCCTGCACACCGTTCTCAAAGTCGGGCTTCTGGCTGGAGTACAAGCGGAAGGGGCTGGACCCTGATGCCTCTTTGCTGCAGGCATACACGCGAGTTCTCCGAGAGTCGAAGCCTCGCGCGTTCGTTCTTGAGAACGTCTACGCCCTCACCTACAACAACAAGGCGTCCCGTCCCGCCTATGAGCGGCTCCTGAGGGAGATCGACGAGGCGGGCTACGTCTTTGAGTCGAAGGTGCTGAACGCCGCCGACTATGGCGTGCCGCAGGCCCGCCCTCGGCTGTTCATCATTGGGGTTCCCAAGGGCAAGACCCTCCCGCAGCATCCGGAGGCGACCCACGGCGGGAAGTGGGAGCGTCGCGCAACCGGCGACGTCAACCAGCCGCACGTCACAACAGGACAGGCGCTCGCGGGAGTCGTGGCTGAGCCCGAGCCGGGCGAGACTGTGGGCGGCAAGTACGGCCATCTCCTGCCCGACATCCCGCCGGGAGAAAATTACCTCCACTACACCGAGGAGAAGGGCCACAAGAACCCGGAGTTCGCGTGGCGCTCCCGCTACTGGTCGTTCCTGCTCAAGCTCGACCCTCAGCGGCCTTCCCCGACGATCCAGGCACAGCCTGGGCCGTACATCGGTCCGTTCCACTGGGAGAGCCGGCGCCTCAGGGTGCCGGAGCTGAAGAAGCTCTTCACCTTCCCTGACGAGTTCGAGTTCATTGGCAAGCGGAGTTCGGTTCAGTCTCAGCTCGGAAACTGCGTGCCACCCCTGCTCGCCGAGAAGGTCGTGCGCGCGGTCGCCGAGCAGATCGACTGACCGCCGCAAGCTGACGCAGCCCGATCAGGCTTGCATCGTTATGAAGTCGTGCCCTACAGTTCGAAGCGCTTCCGGCGTGCCCGGAGAGCGAAGGCTCCCGACCCGTCACCACATCTCGGTGACGGGTCGTTCGCATACTCGGCCCCGATCCACTCCGACACCGGACGTTCACGGGAGGTGAGATGCGGCGACAGCGCCCATGCCTGGTGTGCAGTCGGCTCACCAGGAATCCCAGCCGGTGCGACACCCACCAGGCCGAATGGCAGGCCCAGCAGGATCAGCGGCGGGGCAGCGCCACCCGGCGCGGCTACGACTCCCGGTACCGCCGCACCGCAGCCGCCACCGTGGCCAACCATCGCGCGAGCGTCGGCGACTGGTGCCCAGGCTGGCGCCGTCCCGGCCACCCGGCCACCGACCTGACCGCCGATCACGTCGTGCCGCTGGCGGCCGGCGGCTCGAACACGGCCAGCAACCTGGCCGCGCTCTGTCGCTCGTGCAACGCCGCCAAGCGTGACCGCTGACCGCACCACCACTACCGAGCGTCACATTTCTGGTGCGTGCAGCCGCATACCGGGGGGTGGGTAGAAGTCGCGCGCATGATCATCTGGGGACCCGGCCCCGTGCCCGAAAGTTTTTCGTACGGGTTGACCAGCATTTTTTGACCTCGGTGACCACATAGGCACCCTGAGTATCCAGTTGCCGTGAGTAGTCAGGGGCGGTGGTCGCATGCCCGGACCGCTGCCCAAGCCCGCCCACGAGCGGCAGCGCCGCAACGCCCGGGACCTGGGCCAGGTGACCGCCCCAACCGGCGAAGTGCCCGCGGCACCGCACGAGTTGGGCGCCGAAGCGGTCGCGGCGTGGTCGGACTACTGGGGTGACGTGGTCGCCGGCGTGGTCCGGCCGGCCGACACCTCCCTCGCCGTCCGGTGGGCCCGCAACCTCGACCGGTATCACCGCATCCTCGAAATGGCCGACGCCGAACCGGTTACCATCGGCAGCACAGGCCAGCCGAAAGCGAACCCGCTCTACGACCTCGCGTACAAGATCGAGGCCAGCGTGCGGGCCGACGAGCAGCAGCTCGGGATCGGCCCGCTGGCCCGGCTGCGGCTCGGGGTGAAGTTGGCCGAAGCGCAGACCTCCCTCGCCGACTTGTCCGCCGACATCGACGCCGAGGGGGTGAGCGACGATGACGACCCGCGCTCACTCCTCACCGGCTGAGGTGCTGCCGTGGCCGGACGCCGTCCCGGTGCCGCTGTCCGCCCCGCCGCTGACCACCGCGCCGAGCGACGGCCCGAAGGTCATCAGGTGGATCGAGCGGCATTGCCGCTACGGGGAGGGTGACCGGTTCGGGCAGCCCGTGCGGTTGGAGCTGTTCCAGAAGCTGTTTCTGATCATGTTGTTCGAGCTCCGGCCGGACGGCACCCGCCGATACCGCCGCGCGTTGCTCGAAGTCCCGAAGGGCAACGGCAAGACTCCGATCGCCTCATGGGTGGCCGCCTACCTCCTGGCGACCCAGCGCTCGGCGGTCATCCCGGTGGCCGCCGCCTCCTACGATCAGGCCGAGTTGCTGTTCGGCGACCTGCGGACCGCGATCGACGAATCGCCCACCCTGGCAAGCCTGTTCAACACCTTCGAGGGAGAGGTGCAGGTCGCCGGCGGCCCCGGCCGGGCCTACAAGGTCGCCGCGGTCGCGGGCACCAACGACGGGCAGCGGCCGAGCGCCGCGTTCTTCGACGAAATCCACGAGTGGACCGGCAACAAAGCCCGTGTGCACCTGGTGATCGCCAACGGGGCGGCCAAGCGCGCCGGCTCGATCGTGATCAACACGACCACGCCCGGGGCCGACCTCGACAGCATGGCCGGCAAGCTCCACGAGTACGGCCTCAAGGTCAACTCGGGTGAGATCGAAGACGACGAGTTCCTGTTCGTCTGCTGGGGATGCCCGGAAGATCGCTACGACCTCACCGACCCCGACAGCCCCGGCTTTCAGGAGCGGCTACACCGGGCGATCCGGGACGCCAACCCGGCCGCCGGCGCCTTCCTGTCGGTGCCGGACGTCGCCGCGCGCTTCTACCAGATCGCCCGACACGAGTTCGTCCGCTACCACCTGGGGATGTGGACGACAGTCGCCGAGCGGTGGCTGCCGGCCGGCGCATGGGAGGCATGCGAGCGTCCCGGGCCGGTGCCCGACGGCGCCGAGGTCACCCTCGGGTTCGACGGCTCGTTCAACGGCGACTCGACCGCGTTGGTGGTCGTCTCCTGCCCGACGGACGACGGCGAGCTGCCGCACGTGGATGTCGTGGCGGCATGGGAACGGCCCGAGACGCTGGTCGGCGACTGGCAGGTGCCGATCCTCGACGTCGAGGAGGCGATCCGCGCCGCCTGCCGACGCTGGGCCGTCCGCGAGATCGACTGTGACCCCTACCGGTGGGCCCGTACCTATCAGGTGTTGGAGTCCGAGAACCTGCCGATCGTCGAGTTCCCCCAGAGCCCGGCACGCATGATCCCGGCGACGAACAGGTTCTACGAGGCCGTCGTGAACGGGCAGTTGACCCACTCCGGCGACCCGCGGCTCGCCAGACACCTGGCCAACTGCGCGATCAAGACCGACGCCCGCGGAAGCCGGCTCACCAAGGAACACAGGCACAGCACCCGGCGAATCGACTTGGCGGTCGCCGCCGTCATGGCGCTCGAACGCGCCGTGCAGGAACCCGAGCGACCGCCCACCCCCCAGTTCTTCAGCTGGGCCGACCTGTAGACGAAGGGGGTGATGCGCCGTGCGCTTCTCGCGCCAGGTGCTCTCCGACCTGCTCGACGTGGCCGGCCTGGTCGCCCTCGACACCGCCGCGTGGTGGTGGTGCCCGATCGCCGGGCTGGTCGTACTCGGCGGCGCGCTGCTGCTGGCCGGGTGGGTGATCGACCGGTGAGCCTGCTCCGTCGCGCCTCCCGCTCCCGCCCGGAGAAACGGTTCTACGCCCCGCCCAGCTCCGCCGGCGACCCGTGGGCGATCCCGAGCAACGGCTCGCTCGCCGCGTTCACCCCCTCCGGTGTCCCGGTGACCGAGGACACCGCCATGAGCCTGCTCGCGGTGGCCGCGTGCGTGCGCATCCTCTCGACGAAGGTTGCCGGACTGCCGTTCGACGCCGTGCGGATGCGCGGAGCACTGCGCGAGACCATCGACCCGGCGCCGGTCATCGTCGGCGACCCGTTCGGCGGCGCCAACAACATGGCCTACCCCACCCGCCGGGTGGGCTTCGTGCAGCTCATGGTGTCGCTCTTGCTCCGCGGCAACGCCTACGCGCTGGTCCTCGCCCGCGACGCCCTCGGCCGCCCGACCCGCCTGCAGGTGCTGCACCCCGACCGGGTGCGCTGCGGATGGGACCCGGCCGGGTCCGGGCAGCGCGTCTACCAGGTCAACCGCAAGCCGGTACCGGCTGCCGACATCGTGCACATGATGGGCATGTCCCACCCCGAGGCCGCCACCGGCATGAGCCTGATCGCCTACGCCCGCAACGCCATCTCGCTGGGGCTCGCGGCCGAGGAATTCGGCGGCAGGTTCTTCGGCAACGGCGCCCACATGAGCGGCATTCTCGAAGTCCCGGGCGACCTCGACAAGGAGCGCGCCCGCACTCTCAAGGAATCGTTCACCGCCTCACACGCCGGGCTGCAAAACGCCCACGCCATCGGGGTGTTGAGCGGCGGCGCCCAGTTCAAGCCGATCAGCGTCAGCCCCGAGGACGCGCAATTCCTCGGGACAAGGGCGGCCCAGAACCTCGATATCGCCATGCTTTTCGGGGTCCCGCCGCACATGCTCGGCCAAGTGGACCGAACGACCAGTTGGGGCACGGGAATTGAGCAGCAGTCGCTCGGTTTCCTGCGCTACACCCTCGAAGCGTGGACGGGCCTGTTCGAGGACGCATGGTCCGCGATGCTGCCCCGCCCGCAGGTCGCCCGCTTCAACCTCGACGCCCTGTTGCGCACCGACACCGCCGGACGATTCGCCGTCTACACCCAGGCCAGGACCGCCGGAATCATGACACAGGACGAGATCCGCGCACTGGAGAACCTCGGCCCGCTGCCCGACGGCAAGGGGGCCGACATCAACGCGCCGCTGAATTCCTCGGCGTCCCCGAAGACCGCGGACGCCGACCCGGGCGCCGCTTCCGCCAAATCCGACGCAGCGTCAGGAATGGAGCCGTGATGGATCTCAGCGCCCGCAACACCACGCCGGCCGCGATCGAGCGTCGCTCGATTCCCTTCCGCGGCGACGAGCTGCGCTCGGCCCCCGACGGGACCGGCGGCGAAGTGCTCCGCTTCGAGGGATACGCCAGTGTCACCGAAGTCGGGTACGAAATGCAGGATTGGCTCGGCCCGTTCACCGAAGTCGTGCGGGCCGGCGCATTCACCCGCACCCTTGCCGAGAATGCCGACGTGCCGTTCCTGCTCAACCACGCCGGCATGACCCTGGCGCGCACCAAGTCGGGCACGCTGCGGCTGGCCGAGGACTCGACCGGCCTGCACGTCGAGGCCGACCTCGACCCGGCCAACCCCGACGTGCAGGGGTTGCGCTCCGCCATGTCGAGGCGCGACCTCGACGAGATGTCGTTCGGTTTCTGGGTCCGTTCCCAGCAGTGGTCACCGGACTACTCCCAGCGCGACATCCTCGACGTGGACCTCGACCACGGCGACGTGAGCGTTGTCAACTACGGTGCAAACCCGGCAACTTCGGCGCAGATGAACGCCCGCGACGCGGCGCAGGACTTGCAGCGGCTCACCGCCGACGAGCGGCGCGCGCTGTTCGATCGCCTGGCCGTCGAGTTCGCCCCCGCGCCGCCGGGTCTGCGGCTGTGGCAGGCCCAGGCCGCCGCCCTCGACCTGTAGCCCCTCCCCCCTTCGCTCGCCCCGACGGCCGACCGGCCGCCGGGCGCTTCCGCCTGCCCCGGCTCAGCCTTCGAGCGGGCGCTGCCATCCACCAACTCACCACATAGGAGCGCTAGTTGTCCGCGCTTATCTCTTCCCTGATCGAGCGGCGCGGCCAGGTCAAGGCCGACCTCGACGCACTGCTCGCCACCCCGACCGCCGAAGCCCGGGACCTCACCCCGGCCGAGGCCGAGACCTTCAAGACCACCACGGCCGAGATCCGCGCGCTCGACGAGCGGATCGGCGAGCTGACCGAGCAGGCCGAGCGCGACGAGAAGGCGGCCGAGACCGCCCGGAAGTTCGCCGCCACCGGCGAGCACCGCAGCCCCGCCGACCTGCGCGTCGTCGAGCAGCCGGTCTACCGCTCCGGCGCCGGTGGCGCGTCGTACTTCAAGGATCTGTTCCTGGCCACCCGCAAGGGCGACCACGCCGCGGCCGAGCGACTGCGCCGCAACGACCGGATGGTCGCCGAGAAGCGCGCGATCTCCACCGTCAACGGGGCCGGCGGCGAGTTCGTGCCGCCGGAGTAGCTGGAGGAGTCGTTCGTCCGGTTCGTGCGTCCGGGTCGGGTGACGGCCAACCTGTGCGTGCAGGGGGCGATCCCGCCCGGCACCGACAGCCTGAACATCCCCAAGATCGCGTCTGGTACCGCGACCGCGCCGCAGGGCACCCAGAACACGGGTATCCAGCAGACCGACATCACCACGACCAGCATCGCGGCATCCGTCAACACCGTGGCCGGCGGCCAGACGATCTCGATGCAGCTCGTCGAGCAGTCGCCGCTCAACATCGACGACATCATCCTCGAAGACCTCGCGGCCGACTACGCCCAGAAGCTCGACGCGGGCCAGGTGCTCGGCGGGACCGGCACCGGCGGCACCGCCATGGGCCTGCTCAACCTCGCCGGCACCATCCCGGTGACGTGGACCCAGGCCACCCCCGCGCTCGGCGGCGCCGGCGGGCTCTACTCCAAAGTGGCCAACGCCATTCAGTTGATCAACACGAGCCGGTTCCAGACCCCGACCGCGATCGTCATGCACCCGCGGCGCTGGTGGTGGGCGGTGGCCCAGTCCGACGCCCAGGGCCGCCCGCTGGTCGTGCCCAACGCCGGCCACCCGATGAACAACCTCGGCACGATGGACAGCATCGACGCCGAGGGCCCGGTCGGCTCCATGCTCGGCCTGCCCGTCTACGTGGACGCCAACATGCCCACCAACCTGGGCACCGGCACCAACCAGGACGCGATCCTGATCGGCCGCTTCCGCGACTTCTACCTGTGGGAGGGCGACATCAAGGCCGAGGCGTTCCAGCAGACATACGCCCAGAACCTGAGCCTGTTCGTCCGGCTCTACAACTACGTCGCGTTCCAGGGCGCCCGCTACCTGTCCTCGACCGCGATCATCACCGGCACCGGCGCCGTCACCCCCGCGTTCTGACCCACCCCAACCCCCACCCCGCTAGCGGGCCCGGCCGACTACTCCACGGTCGGGCCCGCTCACAACTCCCGGAAGGTGTAACCCCGTTGAACCCGATCAACTACGCCAAGGGCCTGCTCGACGAGCTTGAGGGCGCGCTGCGCACCGGCTCGACGAAGCTCGCCGGCGAGATCAAGGCCGAGCTGGAGAAGATCGCCCCGCACGCCCGCCGGGCCATCGTCGATCTGCACGGCGTCGTCGAGGACAAGACCGTCAAGCTCGGCGACGGTACCGAGGTCGAGAACAAGCTCGTGACCGACATCAAGGCCGTCGGTGCCCGCCTCGACGAGGCGCTCGCCCCGAAGACCACGAAGACCGCAGCGAAGAACCCGACCGGGTTCACCACCCCGCCGGCCGGCCCGGCCGACACCCCGTCGGCGAAGTAGCCGCCGTGCCCGGCACGGACCCGCTTCGCCATCACCTGCGCCGGGTCCGCTCCCAGCACCGGGCCCGGCGCCCCCACTCCGGGCACCGCTCCCACGTCGGCAGCACCCACCGCCGCCGCGCCAGCGCCCACGGCCACCATCACAAGGCCGCCCATCACGCCAAGCACCACCATCCGCGCGGCCCGCGCGCCCGCCATCTCAAGCACCACGCCAAGGGCAAGCACCTGCGCCACGCGCGCCATGTCCGGCACACCGGCCGCCACCGGCACCACGCCGCCCCGCGGCACCGCACCCATGTGCAGCACCGGCGCCACGTGCGGCACACGAAGCGCCACGCCGCCCACCTACACCGCAAGCGCGGCAAGGCCCGGCACCGCCGCACCCTTCACCACCACCGGCTACAGGCCGCCCACCACCGCCACCAGCGCCGCCGGCACCTGGCCCACCACCACGCCGCCCACCACCGGCACGCCGCCGCCCACCACCGCGGCGCGCACCACCAGCACCGAAGCGGAGCACACCACCGCGCCCACCGCCGCTACCGCTGAAAGGGGTTGAGCCAGGTTGGCGCCGTTGATCTACTTCACCGGGCAGGACGTTGCGCTGTCGGTCACCGTCCTCGACGACACCGGCACCCCGGCCTACGGGTCGCCGACCGTCCTGACCGTCACCGCCCCCGACGGCACCGTGACCACGCCGCCCACCATCTCAACCGGCGTCGGCACCTACACCGCGATCGTGCCGGCCGTCGCCCACGCCGGCGTCTACGTCTACCGGTGGACCGCCACCAACGTGGGCGTGGCGTTCGCCAGCGAAGGTCAGTTCCAGGTCCGCCCGATGTCCATCGAGCAGATCGTCGATATCGCCTCCGTCCGCGCACACCTCAACATCCCCCAGAACACGAACAGTTCGGATGACGAGCTGCAAGGATTCATCCTCGCCGCGGGCGAGTTGGCGAGGGACGTGTGCGGGCCCTTCCTACCCGAGCAGCACGTGCAGTGGCTCGACGGCGGCGGCACCACCCTCGAACTCGACTGGCTTCCGCTCGCCTCGGTCCAGTCGGTCACCGAGTACTACGGCCTGTCGGCCTTCCCGATCACCGAGCAGGCTCTCGGCAGCCAAACGAACGCGTTCGCGTTCACCGCCGACTACAACGTCGGCACGCTAACGCGCCGCACCTTCGGCGGGCAGGCCGCGCTCTGGGCCATCGGCACGAAGAACGTCAAGGTGGTGTACACCGCCGGCCGCGCCGGGCAGGTCCCCTACACCGTCCGGCTCGGCGCGCTCGAACTGATCCGCCACCTGTGGCAGCTGAGCCAACAGGGCGGCCGGCCCCGCTTCGGCGGCGCCGGCGACGGCGGCGACACGCACGTGCCGATCGGCTTCGCGATGCCCGACCGGGTTCTCGAACTCTGGGGCCCCTACCGCCGGCCGCCGGGGATCGCATGACGACCCCGATCGGCGCCGTCCCCGCAAGCTCGATCACCGCCGCCCGCGCGTGGATCTTCACCCACCTGCAGACCACGCTCACCCCCGACCCGACCTCGCCCACGAGCGAGCTACTGGTCGCCGACGGCGACCCGGGCCCCTACCAGCCCGACGACATCGTGAGCGTTGGCGAGGTCCACCAGACCTACGCCCCCGAATCCGGCGTCGGCAGCGGCGGGCCCGGATGGCTGCGCGAGGAATACCAGCTGCACATCACGGTCGATGTGTACCGCGGCGGCGACAACCCCGCCGGCACCTTCGCCCGCGCCCGCGCCCTGGCCGACCTGGTCGTCGCCGTCGTCCGCTCCGACCCCTCCCTCGGCGGCGCCGTGGACCGCGCCCGCCCCGCCGGCGCCGCGCACACGACCGGTTGGGACGACGAGCACCGCGGGCGGCACGTCTCGATCGACCTCACCATCGACTGTCTCAAGATCATCTAGGACCGCCCTTGCCTGCCTTCCTCTACACCGGCCCGGACGACGGCCGGTACTACCCCACGCTCGGCATCACTCCGACCCCGGGCCAGAACTACGAACTCGCCGACGACCCCGGCGGCGGCGCATGGACACCCGCCCCGCCGGCGACCCGCGCGCGCACCGCTCCCAAGACCACCACCGCCGACCCGGCGGTCGAGCCCGAGGGGGTGATCGCCGGTGCCTAAGCCGACTCATCTCGCGGCGCTCGGCGTGGCCACCGAAGTGGCCGCCACCCCCGGCATCCCGGCCGCGCCGACGATGTGGGTGCCGTGGAAGACCTGCACCCCGAAGGACATCGTCAACAACAGCGAGGACAAGGGGATTCGGGGCGCCCCGGTCGAGGTGTACGGCATCGTGCAGGGGCAGAAGGGCAGCACCCTCGACCTGGGCGGCGACGTCTTCGCCGACAGCATCGGGCACGTGCTGGCCGGCATCCTCGGTGACATCGTCGTGACCGGCGCCGCCGCGCCGTACGCGACCGCGTTCTCGGTGCTGTGCACCGGCGACACCCAGGCCGTCAGCAAGACGTGGACGATCGTTGACCCCAACTTGGGGGCGTGGCAGTACCCGGGTGTGCGGCTCAACGAAGTCACGTTCAAGTGGAACGCCGATGGCTTGCTCGAATGGAGCGGCAAGGGCGACGGCTGGGCGTTCGTCACCCTCGCCTCACCGCCCGCACCGGCACAGGGCAGCCTGCGGCCGTTCGCCAACTGGTCGATCCTTACCAAGCTCGCCGGTGTGCAAATCGGCGTTCTGGACGGCGAGTTGAACATCAAGCGGAAGGTCGATGTCATCCGGGCGGCCAACGGCAGCCAGAACCCGGTGTCGGTGTGGGGCGGCGACATCAGCGTCGAGGGCAAGCTGACCACGATCATGGAGGACTCGACCCAGCGTGCTGCCTACCAGGCCAGCACTGTGCAGAGCCTCGACGTGTCGTGCACCCAGGGCGCCGGCGCCACCGCCAACGGGCTGGCGCTGCACTGCTCGCAGATCTACTACCCGGAGGCGACGCCGTCGCCGTCAAAGGAGTACTGGGAGTTGCCCATCACCTTTAAGGCCATCGCCAACGCGGCCGATGCCGGCGCGTCCGGCGGTTACTCCCCCATCAAGGCGACGCTCACCAACGCGCTGCCGAGCGGAACCTACAAGTAGGAGACACAGTGAAGCGCGTGAACCTCACCACCAGCCCCGGCGCGTGGGTCGATCTGCGGGAGCCGTCGGAGGTTCCGGAGCGGCTTCGCCGGCCCGCCCGGCGCCTGCAGATGAGCCTCGCCGCCAACCCGGCGTTCGCCGCCGTGATCAAGGAAGCATCGGCCACCGGCCCGCGGTCGGTCGAGGACATCGACGAGGCCGAAGCCCTGGCCATGGCCCAGCAGATGGGCGCCGACGCCTACGACGCCATCGACCAGCTCAACGACCTTGCCGTCGTCGGCCGGGTCATGGGCTGGTCGTTCGAGGGGCCGATCACCACCGACGCCCTACAGGACCTGCCCGGCGCGATCTACGACGAGCTTCGGGCGCTGTGCGCCGACGGCGCCCTCGACGCCGGGCTCGACCTACGCCCGACGATGGACGACGCGTCCCCTACCGTGCCCTCTACCGCCTCCGCGTAGCGCTAGAGGGGAAGTTCACGTACACCGCCGACCAGTTGCCGATGGAGCAATACCGGTTCTGGCGCCTGTGTCAGGTGGTCGGACCGCCCCACACCTGGGAAGACCTGCCGGCCGAGCAACTCGACTGGGTGCTCGCCATCGACGACGCGGTCGCCCAGGCCCGGCGCAACGCGCAACAGGACGGGGGCGGCGGTGAGTGACGACAGCGACGTCGGCGGCCGGGTGAGCGGCGTCCGCGAGATCGGCGAGGCGCTGACCCGGATGGAACGCCGGGTAGACGCCGCCACCATCAAGGCACTCAAGGCGTCCCAGCGCGTGACCCGGACCGCGATCCGGGGCCGGATGGGCGGGCGGCCCCGGTGGGGCCACCGCGGCGCGTCCTCGCGCACCGGCGAGAACATCACCGTCGATCGCACCCAGGGCCGCATCACCCGCGCCGGCGGCCCCGGCAAGCTCTCGGGCTCGCTGCGCGCCTCGATCAAGTCCTCGAAGCAGCCCCGCCGCAAGGGCCAATCCCTATCGGCGGCCGTGATGTCCGGCGGCGCCGGCGGCCCGCAGAACCTCTACAAGCGCCACGTCGAGGCCAAGTACCCGTACTTCAAGACCGGCGCCGAAGCCGCAGAGAAGAAGCTCCCGAAGATCTGGGAGGACCTCTGGCGCGACGCCGTGCACGGCCCCGACAGCAGCTAGACCGCGGACGGGGGGTGAGCCGCTGTGGGCGCCCTCCCTCCGGTGTTCATCGAGTTTCTCGGCAAGTCCACCGGCCTGATGGCCACCACAGCGGCGGTCAAGACCGAACTCGCCGAGGTCGAGGCCGAGGGCGGCGGGAAGCTCGCCGGCCTGGGGGCGGTCGGCACGGCCGCGCTCGCCGGGATCGGTGCCGCGGCGGCGGGTGCCGCTGTGCACGCCGTCCACATGGCGGCCGACTTCCAGACCGCCATGACCCGGGTGCGCACCGGGGCGGGCGAGAGCGCCGCCAACATGTCGTTGGTCTCCAACGGCGTGCTCGCTATGGCCGGCCAGGTCGGCCAGACCACCGAGCAGCTGACCTCGGGCCTGTACACCGTCGAGTCCGCGTCGTTCCACGGCGCGGACGCGCTGACGGTGCTTCGGGATTCCGCGATGGGCGCCAAGGTCGGGGCCGCGGACCTCTCGACCGTGACGGACGCGGTCACGACCGCGCTCAACGCCTACAAGATGGGCGCCGGGGACGCCGCGGCGGTCACGAACAGCTTGATCGCGACCGAAGCCGAGGGAAAGACCAACCTCGAAGACCTGGCCGGGTCGATGGCCAACGTGCTGCCGGCCGCGTCGGCCGCACACGTCGGCCTGCAGGAAGTCCTCGGCGCCATGGCGACGATGACGGCGCAGGGCACCCCGGCGGCCGTCGCGGCGACCTACCTGCGGCAGACGATCGGCGCGCTGTCCAATCCCAGCGGTAAAGCGGCGCAGGAAATGCAGTCGCTCGGACTCAAGGCCATTGACGTTTCCCAGAATCTTGGGAAAAACGGCTTGGCGTCCACGCTGGAAATGCTCACGAATGCCATTCAGTCCAAAATGGGGCCGTCCGGTACGGTCCTGGTCGAGCATCTCCAGAAAGCGGCGAAGAGCAGCACCGATTTTCAGAAGGTGCTCGCCCAGTTGCCGCCCGCGCAGCAGACCTATATCGGTGCGCTCGCCGACATGGTCGGCGGCACTAAATCCATGCAGGCCGCCCTCGAATTGACGGGCAGCCATATGGCCGACTTCAAGGCGAATACCGCCGGAATCGCCGAGCACGTCAAGGCGGGCGGGAATTCGATCGAGGGTTGGGCGGACGTACAGAAGACGTTCAACCAGCGGCTCGCCGAAGCAAAGGCGACCGCCGAGGCGCTCGGAATTCGGATCGGCCAGGTTCTCATGCCGGCGATATCCGCCGTGCTGGGCGGGGTCATGTCCACGGTGACGTGGTTCCAGAAGCACCACGACGCCGCGATCATGGTCGGCGGCGCGCTGGCCGGCGTGCTGGCGGTCGGCCTCTACATGGCCGCGGCTGCCGCGTGGACGTTCACGGCCGCGCTGCTCGCCAACCCGCTGACCTGGATCGTTGTCGCGGTCATGGCCGTCGGTGCCGCGATCGCGTGGCTGGTCGTCCACTGGTCGAGCGTCTGGGCCGAGGTCAAGAAAGTCGCCGAGCTGGTCGCCGCCGTCGTGGTCGGCGCGTTCGTTTTCTTGGCCGCAGAAACGTTTCGCCTCTGGCGGATGATCACCGGCGGAGTATCGGCAGCTTGGCGCTCGATCGCCGCGTTCTTCTCGGCGGCCTGGCATTTTGTGGCAGATCCGGCCGTCGCTGCCTGGCGCTGGATCGAGAACACTACGAAAGAGATCTTCGGCCGGGTGACCGCTTTTTTTCGCAAATGGTGGCCGCTTCTGCTGGTGATCTTTGCCCCGCCGATCGCGCTTTTGCTTGCAATCTGGAATCACTGGCACAAGCAGATCATCGGCACAGCGCTGGCGATCTGGGGCGCCGTGTCCGGGTTCTTTGTGAAAACCTGGCAGGAAATCTGCGCGGTCGCGTCGTTTTCCTGGCGAATTTTCAAGCAGGCCGTAATCACGCCGTCGCTCGAACTCTGGCAATGGCTGTCGGGACTGTGGACGGACGCGATCGGCTGGCTGTCCGCGAAGTGGCGGATCATCGAGCTGACGGCACAGATGATTTGGCGTCAGATCCGCTCGGCCGTGATCGAACCGCTTCTCGATGCCTGGCGGTCCGTGACCAGCACGGCCGACAAGATCGGCTCGGCGATCTCGGGTGCGTTCGACGACGCGAAGCGCGAAGTCATGGGCGTGGTACGGGACTTCGAGGATGTCGGCTCGAACATCGTCAACGGGATCGTGCGCGGGGTCACGGGTGCCGCCCACTTCCTGACGGACAAGATCAAGGGGCTGGCGAACGACGCGTTGAAGTCGGCGAAGTCGTTCCTTGGGATCGCCTCACCGTCGCGGGTCATGGCCGACGAGGTCGGGCAGTGGATTCCGCACGGCATCGCGGCCGGTGTCGCCGAGCACGCCCACGTGGCCGCCGGAGCCGTCGCCCAGCTGACCGCCGGCCTCTCCGCGCAGACCGTCACCCCGAACTTGGCGCTCGCCGCTCCCAACGGCGCCGACGGCATGGGGAGTTACGGCAGCTCGGGCTCGGTGGTCGAAGTGACGACGATCGTGCAGCTCGACGGCAATGAGCTTTTCCGCGCGGTGCAGCCGCACGCGCTGCGCAACGACCGCAGGAACCCCCGGGCCGGACTCGTCTACGTGCGGGCCGCCCACTGACGAGAGGAGGGATCGACCGATGCCCGCTGCCGGGATGCTGCCGGGCTGGCCCCGGATCAACCTGCAGATCGCGTTCAACACGGGCGGGACGCAGGGCGGTTCGCCGCTGTGGAACGACGTCACGGGCCGAATCCGGGGCAGTTGGACGGCGACCGGCTCGGGCCGGCAGTACGAACTCGACTCGGTGCAGTCCGGCACCGCCTCGTTCACCCTCGACAACACCGACGGGGCGTTCGACCCGGGCAACGCGGCAAGCCCGTTCCACGGCAGCATCAAGCCGTACCGGCTGCTGCGGGTCACCGCCACGTGGCCGCCGAGCGCCAACCAACTGCCGCGCGACTTCGCCACCGGCGCCGGGACCGGCAACGCGGTGGCGACGGTGGGCACCCTGTCCACCGCGACGGTGGCGGCGGCCCCGAGCGGCCAGACCCAGGCCATTGCCTGGGCGCTGCCGCCCTCGACCGCCGCCGCCGTCGGCCAGGGCCACAACGGCGCGTTCAGCCAGTGCGACCCGACCGGCATCCCGGTGATCGGCCAGCCCGGCCAGTCACCGGGACAGCCGTGGTCGCTGAGCGTCTACGTGTCCATGGCCACCGGCGGACAGGCCGGCCTGCAGATGTGGGCCCGCATCTCCTGGTACGGCCAGAACGGAACGCGGATCGCCACCACCGACGGCGCGCCGACCGCCATCCCGACGCAGCCCGGGTGGGTGCGGGTGCAGTCGAGCGGCACCGCCCCGGCCGGCGCGGTCTGGGCCCGCGCCGAGCTGACCACCTCCCAGACCACCACCGTGGCGAGCACCCTGTTCATGACCGGGTGGCAGTTCGAGCAGGCCACCGCGCCGAGCGCATGGGTGGACCCGGGCACCACCTACCCGGTGTGGTCCGGCTACGTCGAGCGGATGCGGCAGCAGTGGCCCAAGGGCGTGGCCTACGGCACGGTCGAAGTCGGGTGCGTGGACGCCCTCGCGGGTATCGCCCGGCTCACCCTTCAACCCAGCCTGCAGCAGCGGCTCGCCGCGCTCGGCCCCGACGCGATGTTCGCCTTCAACGAGCCCTCCGGAGCAACGCAGTTCGCCGACGCCACCGGCCGGCGCGCCGCCCGGCTGCCGCAGGTCGCCCCGTCCGGGGCGGGCAGCGCCACCATCACGAGCGGCAACTCGGTGCAGGGCGGCGGCTCGGTCGGGAACGCGGGTCCCGTCGTCACCCTCACCAACCCCGGCGCCGGGCAGTCCACCAACCAGCCCGGCATGTTCATCGGCCCCCCGCCGAGCGGGCCCTTCGGGCCGCCCGAAACCGGCGGATGGACGAGGATCGTGTGCTTCCGCACCACCACCACGCCCGCCGTCCGCCAGGCGCTGTGGACCTCGTTCGCCCCCGGCGCGGTCGGGGGCACCGGCTCGAAGTCGTACGTCGAGATGTTCATCGACAGCTCGGGCCACTTCGGCGCCGGGATCTCCAACGCCGACGGCAGCGCCGCCTCGACCGTCGGCGTGGCCGACATCGCATGCTGCGACGGGTCATGGCACATCGGGATCGTCCAACTGAGCGCCGACGGAACCGTGTTCACAGTCGCCTGCGACAACCACGGCTACATCGGCACCACCACGGGCGACTACCACACCACCGGGTGCACGACGGACTCGATCGGCGGACTGGTCATCGGCAGCTCGGCGTACCTGCTGTTCTCCGGTGACATCGCGTACGCGACCGAGATCCCGTACGAGATCGGCAACGACGACGCGTACGACATCGGCGTCGGCTTCTCGCTGGGCTGGTCCGGCGACACCTCGACCCAGCGAGCGCAGCGAATCCTCTCCATGGGCGGGTACCCCGGCCAACTCGCCTCCCTCAACGCCGCCGAGGTGATGGGCCCGGCCGACTTGGCAGGCCAGAACGCGGGCGCGACGCTGCAGGTGGTCGCCGACTCGGAAGCGGGGCAACTGTACGCGGACGCCTCCGGCGTCGTCACGCTGGCCGGCCGCCGCTGGCGCTACCTGCAGACCGCCCCGGCCGTCCTCCTGGGCGACGGCCCCGGGGAGGTGCCCTACCTGGGCGACCTGTCGGTCGATCTCGATCCCGATCACGTCTACAACACGATCCAGATCACCAACCAGACCGCCGCCGGTCAACCGCAGCAGCCCGACACGTTCGCCTCGAACGCCGTCTCGGCCGGCGAGTACTTCCCTTCCAGCCTGGCCCGCACGATCAACGTCCAGGACCAGACCGAACCCCTGTACGCCGCCAACTACCTGGCCGGCCAGTACGCCGAGCCGCAGCCGCGGGTGTCCCGTGTGACGCTCGACCCGTCGAGCAACCCGGCGCTCTGGCCCGCCCTGCTGGGCCTCGGCTTCGGGACCCGGGCACGCCTCATGCGCCGCCCCAACGCCTCGCCCTCGACGATCCAACTCGACACCTATGTCGAACAGTTGGAGTGGCGCGGCGACGATCAGGGGCAGTTGCAGCTGTCTTTGCAGCAGTCCGCCGCCGCCCCGTACAGCGGGTGGCTGATCGCCGCCGCACTGCACACCACCCTCGCCACCCCGGCCGCCGCCGGCGCCTCCACCGTCACGCTGTCCGCTCTGAACGGCTCGGCCGCCAACCCGGCTGCCTCCGTCCTGCCGGGCGGCACCACGCTGACGATCGGCTACGGCACGCCGGTGGCCGAGACGGTGACCGTCGCCCCCGGCGGCGTCGCCACGACCAGCCCCGGCTACACCAGCGTCGCCGTCACGCTCACCGCCCCGCTGGCCAACGCCCACGTCTCGAACGAAGTCGTCTGCCAGCCCCTGCCGGCGGGCGTAACGCTGCCCACCCCGGCCGCCTACCCGGCGAGCCTCGACGCCGCCGCCACCCTGACCGCCACCGGCGGCCCCCGCGCCGCCTACTGAACGGAGGTCCCGTTCCTTGGCCGGACTCCCGGTCCCCGTCCCCTACTCCTGGTCCGTGGCGGATGTGTTCACCGCCACCATCGGCAACAACACCCGCGACAGTCTGAACTTCCTTCTCGGGCCGCCGGTTTGCATCGCCACACAGGCAACCGTCCAATCCATCCCCTACCAGGTATGGACACCCCTTTCCCTCGACACCACCCAGCTCGACCCGTACGGAACCCACAGCAACACCGTCAACAACAGCCGCTTCACCGCGCCGGTGCGCGGCTGGTACACCGCGTGCGGCGTCGCGTCCATCAACGCCAACGGCACCGGGGCCCGCGGGGCCCGCCTACAGGTCAACGGCCAACCGGTCGCGGGCGGGTGCAGCTTCGGCCTACCGCCCTCGTCGAACGCCTCGGGGATCGCCACGCCGACCCGCGACATCCTCATGAACCCGGGCGACTACCTCGAAGTCGCGTCCTGGCAGTCGTCCAGCGGCGGCGCCGCCCCGACCGGCATCTACACCGACATCTGCACCGCTCTGTGGGTGCGCTGGTCCCACTCCTGAGCCCCGCCAACGACGAAGGGAGCGCCCTTGAGCGGGCTGCCGCTCACCACCCCGTACAGCTGGAACGTCGCCGACTCCTTCACCGCCAGCATCGGCAACGGCATCCGCGACCAACTGACCTTTCTCCAAAAGCCTCCGGTGTTCGTCGGCTACCAGGGCACCTCTCAGAGCCTCGGCAACCAGACGTGGACCCCGCTCGGGATCGACGTCGCCGCGATCGACTCCTACGGCGGCCACTCCACCACCACGAACCCGAGCCGCTACACCTGCCAGCCCGGGGCCGGCGGGTGGTACACCGTGTGCGGCGTCTACGCCCCTACCGCCAACTCCACCGGTTTCCGGGCGGTCAAGATCCAGGTCAACGGCGTGGCCGTCTACGGCGCGAGCATCTACGCGCCATCCATGGGGCCTGAGGTCGGCCTCGCCACCCCGACCCGCGACTTCCTGCTCAACCCCGGCGACTACGTCGAGGTCTGCGGCTGGCAGTCGTCCGGCGGCAGCCTCGGCACCGTGCTCGACAGCGACATGCGGTCCGGTCTGTGGGTCCGGTGGTCACATGCCTGAGAAGCTCAACTTCGCTTCGGTGTGCGCGAGTTGTGGCGCACCGCCGGTGGTGCAGTGGCAACGCCGCTCCGCCGACAACCCCGGGCACACGGTAGCCGTGTTCGCTTGTGCCGCCCACGGCATCACCCGGGACCTGGCCGCGCACATCCACGCCGCCACCTGCACCGCCCCCGCCGCCGCGCACCTTCCCGGGTGCGACTGCACCCCCGAGCCGCTCGCGGCCGGCCCGGCGTTCGCCACCCCGACACCCACCGCTCTGCCACCGGGCTGGTGAACAGCACCCGCCCCTCGATCACTCGCCCCCGCGCCGTCCGGCCGGGGGCTTCCTCATGTCCGGAGGTTCCTTGACCACCCGCCCGCACCGCTACGTCGCCGCCCACGAGCAGCACGTCGCCCACCGCTATACCGTCCACTACCCGCCGCATCCGCCGCGCGAGGGCGATCCGCACTACCGCGACTTCGAGCACTTCCGCCGCCGGACCCGCGACAACGCGGTGTGTCACTTCGCCGAGCGCCGGCACGGCGACACCAGCGAATGCGACGGCACCCTCGAACTCCACCATGCGCACGTTGAGTTCGCGCTGACGAACGCCGTCGATCTCGCGCTGCTCGAAGCCGACTACCCGGGCATCGGCGACCCCGAGACGGTCGGCGCCTGGGTCGAGTCCGCTGACAACCTCGTCTGGTACTGCGCCCGCCACCACCGCGGCCCCGGCGGCGTCCACACCGCCACCGCCTCCGACTTCGAGGCCGAGGTGTACGTGCGGGGGCTGATCACGTGAGCCGGCTGTCCGTCCTCGACGACACGCTCGCCGCCCGCGCCACCCGCGCGTTCGGCAGCATGCCCGCCTTCTACCTGCTGACCCTCTACGGCCTGCTCCCGCTCGCTCTGCCGAGCGCACAGACCACGCTTCTGTACTGGTCCAACTGCGTGCAGCTGATCGCGCTCCCGTTGCTGATGGTTGGTCAGAACGTGCTCGGCCGCGCCGCCGAGCAGCGCGCCAACGAGACCCACGACGCCGTGCTCGACGAACTCGCGCTGCTGCGCGCCCTCGTCGCCGGCCAGACCGCCCCGCCGCCGGCGGCACCATCCCCACGCCCCGGGAGGAACCCACCATGCCTAGCCGTCCCACCGACCCCAACCTCGACCAGGCCGCACAGGCCGCCCTCCTGACCGAGAGCCACAACGGCCCCACCGAGCCCGACGAGCAGCAGCTGCTCGCCGCCCAGTTCGGCGCCCCGAACGCTGCTGGCGTCTACGGCGCCCCGACCCCCGAGGGGACCCCCGCATGAGCATCGACACCATGATCGCCGCCGCCGAGCGCACCCTCGGGCTGACCGGCCGGCCGAACTACATCACCCAGGACTACGCCGCCCGCGACGGCGCCGAGTTCCTGTCCGCCGCGTGGTGCGACGAGGGCGTGACCTACTGGGCCCGCCAGTCCGGCGAGTTCACCGCGGCCTGCTTCGGCGCCGACTACGCGTACACCGTCGCCCATGCCCAGCGGTTCGCCGACGCCGGCCAGTGGCACGCCGGCGCCGGCGGCATCGCGCGCGGCGACGTCGTGTTCTTCTCCTGGTCCGGCGGCACCACCATCGACACCATCGAGCACGTCGGGATCGTCACCGGCACCTCGGGCAGCTACGTCTACACCGTCGAGGCCAACACCGGCGACCAGGTCGCCCGACGCGTGCGCACCGCCGGCGTGATCGTCGGCTACGGCCGCCCGGCCTACAGCGGCGCCCAGCCCAGCCCGGCCGCCCCGGCGTGGCCCGGCCGCACCTTCAAGCTGACCAGCCCCATGATCCACGGCGACGACGTGCGCACCTGGCAGCAGCGCATGCACGACCGCGGTTGGAACATCGTCGCCGACGGCTGGTACGGCTCCGCCTCCGCCAGCATCTGCACCCAGTTCCAGCGCGAAAAGGGCTTGACCGCCGACTCGGAGGTCGGGCCGATCACGTGGGCCGCCGCCTGGACTACCCCCATCACCTGAGCCGAGAGGACAAACCCGTGACCGACTCCACCCGCCGCACCGTCCGAACCGCCCTGCAGACCCTGCTCGGCCTGCTCGCCGCGCTGCCGCTGCTCGTCTCCACCAGCGGTCTGCCCGCCACCCTGCCCGGCCTCGGCGTCGCCCTCGCGGTCGCCGCCGCGGTCACCCGGGTCATGGCGCTCCCGACCGTCGAGCAGCTGCTGCCCGCATGGCTGCGCACCCCGGCCCCGGCGCCGACCACTGCGGGGGTCACCGCCGAGTGAGTGCCCCGACAGACGGCGGTCAGCTCGACACGCTCGCGCTCTGGTGCGGCGCCCTCGTCGCCGTCGCCAGCGCCGCCGGCCTGCTCTGGCGGATCACCCGCTCGATTCACCGTCTGGTGCGCCACGTCGAGGACGCCGTCGCCGACTGGGCCGGGACCGACGAACACCCCGGCGTCATGGCCAGGCTCGACCGGATCGAGCACCGTATCGGCGCCATCGTGCACGAGCTGCACCCCAACTCGGGCACGTCGCTGCGCGACGCCGTAGACCGCGTGGACCAGCGAACCGCTCGCCACCTCGACCCACCGTAGACAGCACTGCGCCCCCGTACCGGCTGCCTGCCGGTACGGGGGCGCCTTTGTCGTTGCTGGTCAGATGAGAGGCCGAACGAGCGAGTCGTACCGGGGCGCGTCCGGGTAGGGCTGCATCGTCCCCATCCACCGGTACCCCCACCGCTCGTACACTGCCCGGACCTTCGGGTGTTCCTCCTCGACCAGGAGGTGCGAGCGCTCTTCGATCCGGTGAGACATCAACTCTTCGTGCAGAGTGTGGGCGATCCCGGTGCCGCGCCAGGGCTCGCGCACCATCACCTCGCACAAGGCGAACGTCCGGGTGTCCGTCTCCGTCAGTTCCGCGTCAGGAACCGGTGTCAGCAACCCCGACCAGCGGTAGGCAGCGGTCCGGGCGAAGCCGTACGCGTAGCCCACCGGCTCGCCGCCGATCTCGCCGAACGCACAACCCCAACGGGATCCACGAGCGTGGGCGTGCAACCGCTCGGTAAACCTCTCGATCGAAAAGAACGGATCCGTGGCAGCCTCATCGCGGTACACCTCGGCGTAGACCGCGAGCAGCTGGTGCTCGACCGCGGCGAAGTCCTCGGCGGCGTAGTACGTGACTGTCAGCGTTGCGGCGTCCAACGGTCCGACACCCCTCTCAGGCGGTGGTGGTAGTCACGTCGTACCGTTCCACGAACTCGTTCGTCTCGGGAAGTGCCCTCTTGGCCACATCGTCCCGAAACGTGTGCAGCTTGGCAGCCCATCGCGGGCAGTTCACTGAGCCGTACAGGTCGAGTGCCTGCCCAGCGGTCGCAACGGCCTTCTCCGGTTCCTGGGCTGCTAGGTGGCACTCCGACAGATGAACCAGCTTGGCGAAGCGGTTGCGCTGGAAGGCGGACCCGAGCAGGCGCATCCCCTCCTCCTCCTGCCGCACCGCTTCCTCCGGCTGGCCGAGTCCCATGTGCGCCATCGCAGCCGCGCCGAGCAGTTCCCCAGGGCCGACGAACCTCAACCACGCCGGTGCACTGTCACTGGCCTGGTCCAGAAGTGCGTCAGCGCGGGCGAGCGACGCCCCGCACCGGGCGCTCTCCCCTGCTGCGCCGTACCCCAACGCCAGGCGGCCATGGAGCAGGGCGCCGAGACGGGGGTCGCGCCCGCCGCGGGTGGCGTCGAGCGCGGCCCGCGCGATCGTCACTGTTTCCGTCGCTCGACCGAGTTCCCAGGACTGGCGTGCCATGTAGGCCCAGATCCGTGCCTGCAACAGGCGGTCGCCGGCCAGCAGGGCGCCACGTAGTCCGGCGTCGAAGTTGCGGGCGGCGCGGGTGTGGTCACCGCTGTCGAATGCGAACCATCCGGCCGAAGCGCTCAGCTCGCCCTGGACCTGGTACAAAGCCTTCTCGACATTCGGTCCGTACAGACAACGTCCCATGGCGTTGGCGATCTGTCCGGCGTAGTTCTCGGCGACCTCGGCGAGTTGCTCACCACCGTAGGCGTCATCGACGGCGTGTAGCTGGTCGATGCTCTCGCGAATCCGGGCAACATCGCTCATCCCTATGCGCCCGGCGGCAGGCAGCGGGGCAAAGGCGAAGCTCAGCAGGTTGCCGGTCGCGGCGATCATGAACTCGCGGCGGAGCACGGGGGCGTTCTCCTGACGGTCGATCGGATGTCCTGTCAGCAGCGTAGACGGATCATCCAATCGGGCAAGTTGGTGCACTCGGGTGCCGGTGAGAGCGAAGCCGAGCCTGTCCGCCGGCACTTTGAACACGCTCATCAGTGCCGCGATGTAGTGCAGGTGAGGCGTCCTCGCCTCGCCCGAGAGCCACCGGCGCACCTGTCGGTCGGTGGCGTTTCCGGGAGCGCCGAACAACTTCTGTTCAGCGGAGTTGACCGCGGCGGCAAGCTCGCTCGCCTTGAGGCCGTGCTCCGTCATCAGAGCGCGTAACGGAAGGTTCGGGGTTGGGTCCGCCATCGTCAGCTCCCTCCATACCGGTACCGGAGGTTACCCCCTGACGCCGGGTCATCACAGCGTGAAAACGTCCGGGTCGCTGAATCGGGCGAGCCTGAAACGTCCTATCCCGCTTGGCACCCAGAGTCGTTGACTAGGTATCAGCAGATCGGCACGGGAATCACAAAGCCCGCTACCTGCGGGAATGAGCCGAACCTGCCCAGCTCGAACACGTCGTCGGCAGCCGCTGGCGACCAGCCACCATTCATCCCTCGCGGGTCTCACCAGCGGGGCGCAACGGAAGGATCGGCACATGATCATCACCATCGCGGCCACGGGCGACGAGGACGAGAAGACCGGCGGCAACCAGGACCACGCCGACGGCAACGAGAGCCACGGCCAGTAG